TATAAAAATCCTTTTGAGCATCAAAGTCATCAAAATAAGGGCTTACATTTAGGTTTGTCTTTTGTGCCATTTCTTAAAATTCCAGGATAATTTTAATGTCTTCTTTTTGCCTAATATTGCGGGAAACAAGAGGTCTATTATCAATATAAATTATATCTCCCGTCTTTTTATTTATCTCAGGATTTGCAAATCCATCCTTAAATGTAACTCCCAAATTTATGATTGAATTATTTACGGTTGTAGTTATTCCACTGAAAGATGAAATTTGCCCAACAAATCCACTAGGAGCAGTTACATTTCCTCCACCATTAGTAAAATCTACATTAGCATTACCTTCGGTAGAAACGCCGACATAATCTGTTTGGTCGAATGTTGGACCATAATATAAAGACCTATCTCTAAAATATTTTAATACTTTAGTGTCTGAGTCATATGATGCAACATATCCTACTGCTCCAGTGTTGGATTGAGTAATCTTTTCACCAATAGTTGGTGGAGTGTCGTTTACAGTAGAAAAATTAATTGCATAAAGACCAGAAAACTGTGCGTCTGTAAAAGTCTCTGTTGATATAAACTTGGTTGGATTTTTTAATATACCTATCTGACAAAACTTAGTATTAGTTGGAAAATCTCTAGAAGAGTCGTCAAATCTACTATAAATCATTACTCGGTCTGCGCCAAGTTCTTTATATAAATCATAACCATGACCTCTCGATGGTGGAATAATCGGAATTAACTTTGCAGGATTTGCAATATTGCCACTTGGTTGTAAAGGTCCTAGGTCAACTATTCCATATGTATAACCTTTTCCACCAGAAGTAACAGTAGTATTAATTATTTCTCCGTTTGTATTAACTTCAACATAAACTCTACCTCCAGTTCCATTTCCTAAAATATCAACTTCTGCTGAAGTTTGATAATTACTTCCAGGATTATCAATGTAAACTGTTTTTATTTGATTATCATTTACTGTTGAGTCTCCATTCTCTCTTACAGAAACAATCTGAGAGTCTGTAGAAGTGCTCCAGTTATTAGGTAATGTAATATATTCTGTAGAGTCAAATTTTACAATATCGCTAGGAGAAACTGTAAATAAGTACTTCCACAAATATCCATCCCCACCCAAACCTGCTACAGATGGCTCTAAATCAGTGTGTGTTGGTTCATATAATGACTGATTTCCAGTTGTATTGATACCACTAGATCCATTTTGAATGCAAATATAAACTTTATAGTCACTATTGATTACATAATATTCCGAATCATATAATCTTGCCCTTTTTGCTATCGGACTAAGATTTGTAATACTATAATCATGCCTATACATATCATATTTTTTCCCTCTTGCCCAATCAACTCTTTTTATAACTCTTCTAATATTTGATGATGTTACCTTTTTTCCAAAAAGAAGAGTATCTTCATATTGAGTAAGATAATCTAAATTATCGGTAGGGTTTGGAACAACACCATTTGTTACTCCAGTTCCACCATCCCAGTTTGCATTTCTACCAAATCCAGATGCATTGGGGTTTGTCAATCCAACCCAAACATAGTAAGAATCGGAATCATTGGATACCGACTCTATAAAGTTTGTAGCATTTAGAATTCTAAATTGATCTGTTACAAGTGCAGACATTTATATTGATGTTTTTTTTATATTTATATGAGGTCACAATAACTTATCTTTAATCAATGACCCAGTGCTTCTTAATCCAAATCCCCTTCTTTGAATAATTGGGTAAGTGGATAGTCCTGCACTATAACTTTCGCTACTTATACCTGCGCTTGATACATATCCAGTAACTGCGATTGAAATTGGCGATGAAGACCTGGTAAATCCAGATAATCTACCCCAACTCATTTTACCTACTGGATAGTTAAGAGTTCCAGTGGTGGCAATTCCAACGATGGAGGTATCTGAAGCAACATTACATGTCATAATTCCTGTTATCGAATCAAAAGCATGAATTTTGTATACATTATTTAAGTTTGATGTGCTTATAGCAACAATATCGGAATCTGAAGTATCAATAGATGTAACACCACTTCCTACGGTAGTATTTGAGATATAAACGGGATATCCAATTTGAATATCTGGGAATGTGCCAGATTGTCTACTTAAAGTAAATTCTATTGCTAAAGGATGACCAATTCCAGTAGTAGTTGCAATTCCCACAACTGAAGCATTAAATCCTTCAACATCAGAAATTCCAGTTATCAATTCATCTTCATAAATTTTAGGTTCTATCAACACCTGTGGTAGAGATGAAGTAGTATATCCAAGTCCAGGATTTGTAATTACTATTGGAGTTGTTATTGTTCCAGCAGCAGATACTGTTGCCGTAGCAGTTGCTCTAACTCCAATACCAGATCCAATTCTTCTTGGGGAAGAGATTATTACTGGAATAGGTGAAGATGCAACATCATAACCAAGACCACCATCCACAATTTGCAAAGAACTAATAGTCCCTGATATAGAAACAACAGGATTTATTTTTGCATAAATTGGATTTTGTTTTTGCTCAAAAATATTAGCATCAAAATTAATTAGAGATTTGTTTTCATAATTGAATAGTGATGCATCATCGACGAATATCTCAGTATCAGTAGAATCTAAGTTACCTATAATATTTGCTGTTGGATAAACTTGAGGTTCTATGGAATCTCTTGATTTCGAAACAATTTCGCCATTAATTGTCAAATCAACTTTTTGCTTAGTCCAATAAAGTGGTTTTTCATTTTGAGTATCAACGCCTTGTGCATTGTATAAATTGGTTTCTACTTTATCAGATCCAGCAATGTCATAAACAGTTCTCTTATTTTGAGTAATAGTGTTTGGAATGTTATTATTGCTGAATATTTGTATGGTATCGCCAACTTTAATTGTTTCCGTAACAGTTTCATCTACGCTGTCTTGCCCTCTAGTTCCCCTGTAGAAGAATATTGCTACATCATCACCTTCTTTAGGTGCAACAGTAAATGTAAATGATGTACCTCCACTAAACTGATAAGAACTTCCAGGTTCTTGTAATATTCCATTTACAAATATTACTAAAACTGAATCTAAATCTATCAACTGAGAATCATTTATTTCACCATCAACTTCAAAACTTAACAGTTTTGAATTATAAAATAGTGGAAATCTAGTTCTTGTGCCATCCTGATAATTTTTAATAGAATCAATATAATCCAATTCTCCAAATTGCCAAGCAGCAAATGAATCACTAAAGGTGTCAAGAACAGTTAATTCAAACTCATTGATTGGAGATGCTAACCTTGAATCAGTTACTAATCCTACAGGTTTAAATACATCACCTCTTCTAAATCCATAACCATTCCTTGTAATTTTGAAATTAGTTACTTCGAAGTATGTTGATCCTATTCCTGTAGTTGAGCTTGCACCAACTTCAACATTTAATAATAATCCAACACCAGTTTCTGTAGTTGCTCCTACACCCAAGCGAGAAACACCAATAACTGGTAGATTTTCATAAGAAGGTGAGGAGACATTAACTGTAGGATTAGAATATCCACTTCCTCCACCAACAATTGCAAATGATAGAGTTCCTCCAGCACCAACAGATGCAGTAAAAGTTGCTGCAGATCCTGTATGCCCAGACTCTATAATTGCTACAGAAACGCTTCCCCTATACCCAGATCCAAGTATATCCTGCGTGCCAAGTCCAACTGAGACAATAGACCCTCCACCGTCCACTACTGCGGTTACAGAAGCACCTACAAGAGGGGCATACCCAAGACCTGAAGTAGACCCTAATGAAACAATAATACCTCCGCGAGGCAGTTGGTTCATGTTAATATCATAATCTGAAGTATAAACTCCAGTATCTGATCTAATACCAGTAAATGTGATGCTGGTTATTCCGGATACAGAATCTTCTTCAATTATATAATTATTTCCAGAATTATTTAAAGTGGTTGGAGATTGGAAAATGCTATTAATGAAAACAATACCATTTCCCCCACTAGTTCCCAAACCAACTGTATTAATTCCCTGTGTAGTCAATGTAAAGGTCTGACCAATTCCAGTAAATTGGTCTGATATATCATCATATAATTGGTTGGATGTATAATCTTGTCTTAAGAAGACTCTGCCACTAAATGTTGCTCTTTCTCTTTGAAGTGATTTTTCGTCTGGTCCAATTAGGTCAAGTTGATTTCCTCTTGGTGGTTGTGTAAAGTAAATTTTATTTCCAGAAATATTATAAGAACCCCTATAGACCCTAGCAAGTGAGGTATCTGTATGCACTCCAGCAGTAGACCCTACAAATCCTCTAGTAACTTCAACTAAAGGAACACTTCCAGTAAATGTTAGTGGTCCCACACTTGTAGTGCCCAAACCAACATTCTCAACCCTAACAAATTCATCATCAATTTTTAATAAGTCTGTGGGATTAATGGAGCCGATTCCACTCAAAGCAAAAATAGTTGCTGCAGCACTAACTTGTCCACCATTATCAGATAAAGTATGTGTTACATAAGAATATGAAATTGGATACTGTGCTAAGTTATTAATTGTAATCAAAGACTTTTCATTCTTTTTAAACATCTCCAATTCGTGAGCATTACCTAGACCTAGAGAAGTAAAAGTTACTCCTATTCCTTGCTCAGCATACTCTTTTTTAGTTGCTAATCTTAATGTATTTGGAGTTTCTCTAATTGCATAAACAACTTCTGGGAGTATTGTAGTAACTACTCCAACATAATTTTCTGTTGCACCTATAC